ACAACAGGTGCTGCGTCAACTGGTTATCTAGTTCTACGTAAACTTGCTGGTTGGGCTACTAAAGTTGAAGACGCTACTTATGGTGCTTACGACGACGTTACTCGTGTTGGTGCTTCTACCACTATCAGTGGTTCTCCAGATAAGGTCTAACTATGAAACTAATTAGAGAAGTCTACGACACTACTAACGTAATCGTTGAAGAAAAACTAGGCAAACCAAAACAATACTTTATTGAAGGTATTTTTCTTCAATCAGAAATTACTAACCGCAATGGTCGTATGTACAAAGAAAGTACAATGGATCGTGAGGTCGGTCGTTATTTAAAAGAAGCAGTTGAAATGAATCGTGCATACGGTGAACTGGGTCATCCAGAAGGTCCAGGTATTAACCTTGATCGCGTATCACATATGATTACATCTCTGCGTAAAGAAGGTACGAACTATATTGGTCGTGCCAAGATTTTAGATACTCCAATGGGTCAAATCGCTAAAGGTCTTTTAGAAGGTGGCGCTAACCTTGGTGTGTCTTCAAGAGCAATGGGTTCACTTAAGACTAACAACGAAGGTGTTCAAATTGTTCAGGATGATTTCATGCTGTCTACTGCAGCAGATATCGTCGCCGATCCTTCAGCCCCCGATGCTTATGTGCGTGGGATTATGGAAGGTAAGGAATGGACATTTGTTGATGGAAAGTTTGTGGAGCAAAATATTGAAGAGGTAAGATCTTTCATTAAGAAAACTTCTTCTAGAAATCTAGAGGAAGCAAAGATACAGGCTTTCCAACACTTTCTGAGTAAAATCAGATAAAATATAAATAAATCATAGAACTATCCAGTTAGGAGAACATAGATGTCAATCGAACAAAAAATCGCTGAAATTTTAGCTGAGTCTAAAAAGAAACAATTAGACGAAGCCAAGTTAGCAGGTGCCGAAGGTGGTAGTAAATCTACTAAAGAAAATGCAGAAGCTGGCGACCAAGCTGTTATTCGCCAAGGTAATGCAGTTCCAAATGGTGGTGAAACACCAAACCCAGATAATGCACGCAATAACGTGGACAATGAAAAAGAAGCTGAGGGTGGTACTTCTAAAAAGTCTAACCCAGCTAACAGCAGCGCAGAAGCTGGCGACCAAGCTGTTGTCCGCAAAGGTGATGCTATCAAAGGTATGAAAGAAGATCTAGACGCTATGTTTGGCGCTGATGATCTGTCTGAAGAATTCAAGACTAAAGCTGCTACGATTTTCGAAGCTGCTGTTATGTCCCGTGTAACTGCTGAAGTTACTCGTTTAGAAGAAGAGTTCGAAGCAAAAGTAGCTACTACTGTTGCTGAAGAAATTGAGGGTATTGTTGAACAAGTTGATGGATACCTCGGCTATATTGCTGAGCAGTGGATGACACAGAATGAAATCGCCCTTGAGCGTGGTATTAAGTCTGATATATTAGAAAGTTTCGTTGATGGTCTGAAAGGACTATTCGAAGAACACTATATTGATGTTCCAGAAGAAAAGTATGACCTACTTGGCGAAATGGAAGAACACATTAGTGATCTTAAATCTAAGATTGACGAGCAAGTTGCTGCCAATGTTGAGTTGACTAAAACAGTTAGCGAAGCAAAGCGTAATGAAATCGTTAAGACAGTTAGCGAAGGCTTGACTGATACAGAAGCTGAAAAGTTTGCTGGTCTAGTTGCTGAAGTAACTTTCGATGATGCTGAAACTTATGAAACTAAAGTCAAGACTTTACGTGAATCTTATTTCACTACTAAAACTACATCAGGTGTAACATCTGTTGTAACTGATACTCCAGTTGAAGTAATTACTGAAGCTGGCTCAAAGAAAGTAGATCCTAAAATGTCTGCTTACGTATCAGCTCTCAACAATAAATAAATTTTAATTTAAAGGAAATCCAAAATGGATCGCAAACAATTAATGGAAAAATGGGCACCAGTGTTAAATCACGAAGGCTCTGCTCCAATCGAATCCGCTTACAAGCGTGAAGTAACTGCTGTTCTTCTAGAAAACCAAGAACGCGAAATGGGCAAGCAACAAGAAGCCCTATTCGAAACTGCTCCAACTAACTCTGTTGGTTCATACGGTGACACTGGCGGTATCGCTAAGTTTGACCCAGTATTGATCAGCTTGGTTCGTCGTGTAATGCCACAACTTATCGCTTATGATATCGCTGGCGTACAACCAATGACTCAGCCAACTGGTTTGATCTTCGCGATGAAATCACGTTACAGCACTCAAGGTGGTACTGAAGCGTTGTTCAACGAAGCTGATACAGACTTCGCTGGTACTGGTACTCACTCTGGTGCTGCAGCTTTTGCTGGTTCAGACACTACTGGTTCTGGCTTGGCTACTTCTGCAGCTGAGCGTCTTGGCCAAGGTGGAACTGGTGACGGTTCTTTCGGTCAAATGGCTTTCTCAATCGAAAAGACTTCTGTAACTGCTAAGACTCGTGCTTTGAAAGCTGAATACTCAGTTGAACTAGCACAAGACTTGAAAGCTGTTCATGGTCTTGACGCTGAAGGTGAACTAAGCAACATCCTCTCTACTGAGATTCTTGCTGAGATCAACCGTGAAGTTGTTCGTACTGTTTATACTACTGCAAAGCCAGGTGCCCAAGTTGGTACTGCTACTGCTGGTACTTTTGACCTTGACGTTGACTCTAATGGTCGTTGGTCTGTTGAGAAATTCAAAGGTCTAATGTTCCAAATCGAACGTGAAGCCAATGCTATCGGTCAACAAACTCGTCGTGGTCGTGGTAACTTTATCATCACTTCAGCTGACGTTGCTTCTGCTTTAGCAATGGCTGGTGTTCTTGACTATTCTTCTGGCTTGACTGGTAAGAATAACTTGAACGTAGATGATACTTCTACTACTTTCGCTGGTGTTCTAAATGGCAAGTACAAAGTATATGTTGACCCATATACTTCAAACGTATCTGCTACTCAGTTCTTCGTTGTTGGCTACAAAGGTCAGTCAGCGTTTGATGCTGGTTTGTTCTACTGCACATACGTACCTCTCCAAATGGTTCGTGCTGTTGATCCTAACAGCTTCCAACCAAAGATTGGTTTCAAGACTCGTTATGGCATGGTTGCTAACCCATTCGTTTCATTGGATGGTACTGGCGGTCTAACTGCTAACGAGAACTACTACTACCGTCGCGTAAAAGTTACTAACTTGATGTAATCATCGAGTTGGCTACTAAGCCGACATAGAAGCGGTATTTTAAAGGGGGACTTTCGGGTCTCCCTTTTTTTCTTCCTAAATAATAATATGACAATATCTATTCCAGCTGGACTTAATCCTCTATCGCCAAATGGCTTTAACTTTAGTATATCTAAGGTTCCAGGAGTTACATTCTTTTGCCAACAAGCAGTTATTCCTGGCATTATGTTAGGTGAGCCTACTTTCTCCACACCATTCTCAACTCAGCCATTACCTGGAGATACGCTTTCGTATGATCCACTAACTATTCAGTTTTTGATTGATGAGGATATGCTAAACTATAACATCGTTTATAATTGGATTGTTGCTTTGGGTTTTCCAGAATCATATGAACAATACACAACTTTGCTTGCCAATGATCAAACTGCATACGGTGAACTTGCAAAGAACTACTCTGATGCTACTCTGCAAATATTAGATTCTAACAACAACCCTGTTAGAAGCGTTACATTTTTTGATTGTTTCCCAACGTCTTTAGAAACTCTTACATTTGCTTCAACTAATGATGGTGTTAACTATCTCATCGGTAGTGCAACATTTAAATTCGGACTCTATAGATTTGCATAATTAATTTGACTTTATTGCAGATTTATAGTATAATGTTATTTTGAGGTTATTATGAATATAGAACAATTGCAAGAACAGTGGGATATTGATTGCCAAATAGATGATAACTATCTTGGTGAAACCACTACCGCTACTCCCAAACTTCACGCTAAGTATTTAAAACTACTTGTCAACATCAAACTCAAACACACTAAGTTGGGTTCTGATTATAACATCCTCCGTAAAAATAAATTTCGTTTGTATCGTGGTGAACTGTCACGTGATGAATTAATTGCGCTAGATTGGCAACAATGGCAAGGGGTCAAGCCACTCAAGAATGAGATGGATGAATTCCTACAAGGTGATACTGAACTAAACATAATGCGTGTTAAAATTGATTATCTTGAAACAATGATATATTTCCTTGAGTCAGTTCTCGGTCAAATTAAAGCAAGAGACTGGCAAATTAAAACTGCTGTTGAGTGGAAGAAATTCCTCGCTGGAATGTAATGATTAAAATTGAAAAGTTAGATGAAGTCTATGTTCGTATATTTTCTGACCCAAGCATTGAGCAAGAGTTAGGAGACTTCTTCACGTATGAATATCCAGGTGCTAGATTTACACCACAATTTCGTGCTAGGTTGTGGGATGGAAAGGTGCGCTTATATGATGTAATACGTAAAACACTTTATATTGGTTTACTTAATTATGTCAAAGAATTTGCCGAAAGGAATCATTATGAAATACAATATGTTATCCCAACCGACTTCGTACAAAATAGTATCGTTTACAGTGACGTTGAGCGATGGGTCGAAACACTCAATCCACAGTCAAGAAATGAAGCCATCACAGTACGCGACTACCAATGTGATGCAATCCATAAAGCAATCAATGATGAACGAGTATTACTCTTATCACCAACAGCGTCAGGTAAATCGTTAATTATCTATTCAATTCTTAGATGGCATCTAGAACATAATCGTAAATGTATTATAATTGTTCCAACAACGTCATTAGTTGAACAATTATATACAGACTTTGAAGATTATTCTAGCGCAAATCAATGGCCAGTAAAAGAACACTGTCAAAAACTCTACTCTGGTTTTACTAAGGATATTACCAAGGATGTTTTGATTACTACTTGGCAGTCGGTTTATCTACAACCAAAATCATGGTTCAAACAATTCAATGTTATCTTTGGTGATGAAGCCCATCAATTTAAAGCCAAATCTCTTACAGGGGTTATGGAAAAGATGGATGCAATTAAGTACCGTATTGGTACCACAGGAACACTTGATAATAAGAAGATTCATAAATTAGTTCTTGAAGGTGTGTTTGGTCCAGTGCATAGGGTTACTACAACTAAGAAGTTAATGGATAGTGGGAAACTTGCTGAACTAAATATCATGTGTGTGCTACTAAAATATAACGAAGAGATTCGTAAAGGGCGAAAAAACAACACGTACCAAGAAGAAATGGATTGGCTTGTATCTTGTGAACCAAGGAATAAGTTTATCCGAAACTTGGCAGTAAATTCTAAAGGTAATACGCTTGTTCTTTTTCAATACGTTGAAAAGCACGGCAAAGTTCTTTACGACCTTATTAAAAATAAAGTTCACGATAAAAGAAAAATATTTTTTGTTTATGGAGGCACTGAAACAAGTGACAGAGAAGCAATTCGTCATATCACAGAAGGTGAAAGCGATGCTATTATTATTGCTAGTTTTGGCACATTCTCCACTGGCATCAACATACCGTCTCTCGAGAATGTCATTTTTGCATCGCCAAGTAAATCCAAGATCCGCAACTTGCAAAGTATTGGTCGTGGTCTAAGATTGAAAGATGGCAAAACAACTTGTAACTTATTTGATCTTGCTGATGACTTACATTGGAAGTCTTGGAAGAATCATACCCTTAATCATGCAGCAGAGCGTTATAAAACTTACGCTGAAGAAGAGTTTAAAATCAAACTTGTCGAGGTTGATTTATGCTAATTAATAACGAATCGTATATAGTGTTGAAACTAAGCACTGGTGAACAACTCATGGGTATTCTTGAACAAGAAGACGCAACCCATATTCAAATATTAGATCCTATGATTATCAGAACTATACCTGTTCTAAGTGAAGGTAGAGAGCACGTTACTGCTCATCCTTATTGCCAATTTACAGGTGACAATGTTTTTGACATTGAGAAACGAAACGTAATCTTTATAAAACCATTGTTGGCTACAATGATCCCCCACTATCTTCGAATTGTAAAAGAACATGAAAAGAGTCCTGCTTTACAAACACAGAAACGTGCTGAGAATTTGGACTGGGGAGATGGAGGAGATATTACTAGAGATGAAGCAATTCGTAGAATACAAATGCTCGAGGGAGTTACTGGGATCTCCGTAGAGGAGAAAGATGAACCAGAAGGTTGGTTCATTGAAGGAAACGATACTAAGCACTAATCACTTATATCAAACCCCACATGGTTTATTATACCCATGTTCAAGTAGAAAGGCAAATCTAAATAACTGCAAGATGCAAGTTAAATGAAGTTTGCCTTTTTTCTTTATATAAGGTATACTATGGATATGTTGATAAATTTAAGGAAGCAATAAATGCTATGGCTCATTACGTAAACAATAAAGACTTTCTCGCAGCAATCGTTGAGATGAAAGAAAAAGTAAAATTTGCTGAAGAGAATGGTTTACCAAAGCCAATCATTAGTAACTATATCGGCGAGTGCATCTTAAAGATCGCAACGCACTTATCATATAAACCGAATTTTATTAACTACTCGTATCGTGATGATATGATTCTTGATGGGATTGAAAACTGTATTCAGTATATAGATAATTTTGATCCTGCTAAATCAAGCAATCCTTTCGCTTACTTTACACAAATTATTTACTACGCATTTTTAAGACGCATAGCCAAAGAAAAGAAACAATCTTATATTAAAGGTAAGTTAATTCAGAACATGCCCTTTGAAATGTTTGAACTTCAAGAACATGATGAGACTGGCGAATTCCATAATGCTTATCTTGAATTTATGCAAAACAATAGCACGTTTGATGATTTCATCGGCAGGAAAAAAGAAAAAGCTGCCAAGAAGAAAATGGAAAATACATTGAACGCATTTATAGATGATGAGGTGATAGATGACACGATCGATAACGGATTGGATAGCGGAATTGAGCAGGGGAACGAGAGTGAGTTATCGCAACTATCCTCCGATACGCAGGAACAAGAAACGCATAAGTAAACGAATTCTCAGGAAATTTGCTTGGGATACAACTGATAATCAATTTGACTTGAATAAAATTATGAACGAAAATACAAACGAGAAAATCTTTTTAGGTGTTAGTGACTTTGATGACTTGATTACTTCAGAAATTCTGAAGCGTCGTGTTGAAGCAGGTCAACGTACCATTCATCGCGAAACTACTGTTCTCTGCAATCGTGAGCAGTGGGCAACGTGGGCTGAAGAACGATTTGAGAAAGACTTACATGTCCAAGGTAATTCCTCTAATGGTCTTATCATTGAACGTGATACAAACAATTATATTCGCTTTGACGTAAATAGTAATACTGTTACTGTTCGTGCTTATGGTGATGCTGACTTTGGTGATGCAATCGTTGCGATGATTGAGGCTCACTTTGATATTGTAACTTCTCATATCGAATGGGTTTACGGTAGCGATGGCGCTTCTGTTAATGTGCCATTGAATCGTGATCGTCTTCCAGTTGATGAAATGTATTCATTCCTTGGTGAAGAAACACTTGGTGAATATTATGAACGCTACATGGCGTCCTCAGCGAATATCCTACTGTTGATTGGTCCACCTGGAACTGGTAAGACTACATTCATCCGTGGTCTGCTGGCTCACACAAACTCATCTGCAATCGTTTCATATGATTCTGGAATCCTTGAGAAAGATGGTTTCTTCGCTCGCTTTATTGAGAGTGATGACAACGTAATGGTTCTTGAAGATTCTGATGCGTTTCTAAAATCTCGCAGTGATGGCAACACAATGATGCACCGATTCCTAAA